TAGTCAAGTTTTTTTGATGCAGATACCTGCATACTTTGATATGCATCAACATCTGAATAGACCTCAGACTCCAACTCCTCTACGATTTCTTTTAGAGCCATAACCAGAACTTTTAGTTTTGCTTTGTTCATGAGATTGCTTTTCAGCTAATTATAATATAAAAAAAGAGGGGTGTAAACCCCCTCTGTTTTATTTTCCATATAGAAACTGAACTTCAGCATTTATGATTGTGAGAAAGATGGCAGATGCCAAGCAAATCTCTAATACTTCAATCATTTAACACTTGTAAGTTCTTTCTCTTGTCTTACACCACGGTAAGTTAGATCGACCTTGTTAGTCTGCTGTGTTCTGTTTCTGTCGGTATCATACTTGATACCTCTGTATGTGACTTGTGCCATTTGGTTTCTCCTGTAAGTAGTAGGGGTTTTTACTCCCGTTCCTTCAGTCGGCTTTTGCGTCCCTACAATTCAAACCATACTTTTCACCAAAATCATAATACAAATCAATAATTTCCTGTCTCTCCTCTACACTAAGGTCAGGATAGACTTTAGCACGATCAACAAGAGTATTGATATCTGTACATGATACTGTAACTATAGTAGTGACAGCACTTGATGCAGCAATTAAAATTTCAATCATAAGGATGAACGAACCCGTTCCGAGTCGGCTTACTTGCGTCCGATGATGAAAGCATCACATTCACCTTCAACTTTCGTACGAAGGTAATCTATTAGGTACTCGTGTGCGTCAGAGTTTAGATCCCCATCACTGAGTATCTCAATTCTGTTGCGGTTCCAATCTGCACATGACATCTCCCAGTGGAAACTATTATGTTCAGATACAAGTGTTGCGAGTAGTGCGAGCTCTATCATTTGGATGAACGTAAAGGTATGTTAGCATACCCACACTATATAGTCAACCAGTTGTGTAACTTATGTTACATTTTTATCTTCTTTTAATAAGTTAGAGATAGTTTTCTCATTTCCATCCATAACCTTAATTTCGTATAAAGAAGATCGCATATACTTCTGCAATTTTTTATATTTTTTCTTTATATTCTTGACCTCATCTGCATTTACATCGATGTTCATTTTCTTTTAGCCTTCTTTTTAGGTGTGCTTGTTTGTGTCTGACCATCATAAGTTTTTGGATGAATGATACCTTTTGTCCATTCAATTCCCTTGACATTTTTATACTTATCATAGTAAGCATCAAATACATCTACTTGTGCAGATGCCCTTACAATATCATACTTAAGTTCTTCTTTGTCATTATAACTAACAACAAAAGAATCTGAGGGCAATTTTTTATCATTTGCTTTGTCTCGTGGACATTTTTCAAATATCAATTTAATTTTTTCATCGGACATTAGCTTCGATTCCCCCAAACGATACTAGGATATGCTTCAGCAACATTTTCTTTTGTTATCTTATACTTGTCATATAATTTTTTATCTTTGACAAGACATAAAATTTCTGCATCAAGTGGATGAAGTCCTTCAAGAATCTGAATGAACATAGTTTCTCTACGAAGAGAGTTCAATGAATCATTACCACCTTTCACAAAGTTATATAATTTAGTCCACTCTTTGCGGAGAGTTGTGCGACCTCTTTTTAAATCAGTTGCACTTCCCATCGAAACTGTATCATTATATTCCATAGTACCCACAAGTTGATTTACTTTGGTACTCAAAGATCCAGAACTTATCTGTTCATCTTTTAAACTTGAATATGGAACTTCACCTGATGGAAGCATAGAGATAGAAGTATCATCATAGTTCCATATGAACAATGCCTTTAAAGAATTGTGTTCATACTTTCTAAGCACTTCTACTTTTTTAACATTTGATCTCTGCTTTGATGCAAGAGCTAGAACTTCAAATGCAAATGGATTTGGTGGTAAATCCACTATTGGTTGAGGAGGAGTAGAGGCTTTCCTTGTTTGGATTGCCTCTGCTTTCTTAGATGTCTTCCTCGGTTTCCTCGTTGTTGTCATTTTCAAACCTCACTGCGACGATTTCGTCTGGGATAATGTTTCCATTTGCATCATACATTTCTGGATGATTGTAAATGTTTTGTGGTGTAGTTTCATAAGAATGCTGTCTTGCGACCCATCCTATCACAATTCCAACCGTTAATGCAAGAAATGACATTACTGTTGAAAGAGTTAGTGTTACTACTAAAGTTTCCATGAGACTTCTCCACTTTTAAATTTTTTTGTTTTTGATGGTAAAAGAAAACTCAAAATTAAAATGAATATCTTTCTTTAAGAGAGAAAATATTTTTCTAAACCTGATACCAAAAGGTTTAATATTTTGAGATTTTGGTTTTGTCCCTCCAAGAATTAATTCTACTCCTTTATTTATCTTCAAATTAGACGATTTGTTCTTCTTTGAGATATTTGATTGTGTCAATACATCCTCCTAATTTTTTTCCGTTTAATAAAATTTGCGGGAAAGTTGTTCCATTTCCAAATTCCCCATAGAATGAATCTTTATCAAAGTGTTCACCAAGTGAATATACTGTGTATGATGCGTTGATATGATTTAATACTTCAACGATCTTGCTGCAGTATGGGCATCCTGATTTAGAATAAACTGTAAAATTTTGTACGTTACTCATAGAAGTAATACACTAAAATATTATTTATTTTGGATGGCCGCATAATCTTTGTCAAAGATCTCAAGACCTTTATCTGTCAGTACATGATGATACATCTTCTCAAAAACAGAAGGTGGCATTGTCACAATATCCGCACCATTTGCAAATGATTGAGATACACTATTCACATATCTGATTGATGCAGATAGGATTCTTGTTTTATGAATTGCTTGAACTCTAAACACTTCATCAATGTCTTTAATTAAATTTAAACCTGTAATAGAGTTATCATCTAACCTACCAACAAAAGGAGAGACATATGCTGCACCTGCCTTTGCTGATAGAATTGCTTGTGCAACATCAAAGATCAGAGTTACATTTACTCTGATTAGATTTTTACAAGATAGTTCTGCACAGGCAAGTAAACCATCAGGTGTACAAGGAACTTTGATTGTTGCAGAGTTTGGAAACTTTGTTGCCAATCTAATTCCATCTTCAATCATTTCATTAGAATCACCAACCACTTCCATACTAATGTCTTTGATTCCTATATCTTGAATCTCTTGATAGACTTCTTCTGGATCTCTACCACTTTTTCGAATCAAAGTAGGATTTGTTGTGATACCATCAATCAATCCTGTTCCATAATACTTTCTGATTAAATCAGTTTCTGCTGTATCTAAAAATATTTTCATAAAAAAATGAGGATCGTTTATGACCCTCATTATAACAAAGAATTAACTTTGTGTCAATATTTGTGGATTAACCAATAGATGGTGCTGTTAGTGCAACCTCTGTAGTCTCAGCAGATGCTAAGTCTAATGGGAAGTTATGAGCATTACGCTCGTGCATTACTTCCATACCAAGGTTTGCTCTGTTTAGAACATCACCCCATGTAGGAATGATTTTTCCGTTAACATCAACAACTGATTGGTTGAAGTTAAATCCATTTAGGTTGAATGCCATTGTACAGATACCCATAGAGGTTAACCATACACAAACTACAGGGAATGTAGCAAGGAAAAATAGTAAACTTCTTGAGTTGTTGAATGAAGCATACTGGAAGATAAGTCTACCGAAGTAACCGTGTGCAGCTACTATGTTGTATGTTTCTTCTTCTTGTCCGAACTTGTAACCGTAGTTCTGAGACTCAACCTCTGTAGTTTCTCTGATTAGAGATGATGTAACTAAAGAACCGTGCATTGCACTAAAGAGTGCTCCCCCAAACATTCCTGCTACACCTGCCATGTGGAAAGGATGCATTAGAATGTTATGCTCTGCTTGGAACACGAACATAAAGTTAAAAGTACCTGAGATACCTAGTGGCATACCATCAGAGAAGGAACCCTGACCGAATGGGTAAACTAAGAATACAGCGAATGCTGCAGATACAGGTGCTGAATATGCTACACATATCCAAGGTCTCATTCCTAATCTATATGATAATTCCCACTGTCTGCCCATGTATGCAGAGATTCCGATTAGGAAGTGAAAGATTACCAACTGATAAGGACCACCGTTATACAACCATTCATCAACAGTTGCTGCTTCCCATATAGGGTAGAAGTGTAGACCTATAGCGTTTGATGATGGAACAACTGCACCAGAGATGATGTTGTTACCATATAAGAAAGAACCCGCTACTGGTTCTCTGATTCCGTCGATATCGACAGGAGGTGCTGCTATGAAAGCAACGATGAAACATGCTGCTGCTGTGAGTAAGCATGGGATCATGAGTACACCGAACCAACCAACATATATTCTGTTGTTTGTAGATGTAACCCACTCACAGAACTCAGGCCATCCTTGTAGGAGTCCTTGTCTGCGTGTTAGATTAGAGGTTGTCATTTTAGTAAGACGTTAAGTAGGGCATCAAGGGTAGATGCGAAACTTATTTCCAGTAATCCCTCACTACTGGATAAAAGACGAAGTATTATAGTGCCTATAGGTCTTGGTTTGAGAGCACTTTGCAATGGAGGGCGATACGTTCGAGTCCTTTGCATAGGTGTGTTGAAAACAACACCCTTCCGTTATTTATATTAACAAATGTTTACACTTATGTCAACTCTTCTTTATTTTTTCTTAATTTTTCTATAAAATCTTCATCAGGCGTGAATATAACAGGGCCTTCGTAGATTCTCTCCTCTAGTTCTTCTAGTAGTGGGTCTTTTTCTGGGGTCATGATCTTTCTTTAGCGGTTTTCCAAAAGTAATTTTCCTCAGACCCTAACCCATCACGGTCATGGCCATTCTCTACCTGATAGTAAACTGTGGAGACCTTGAAGTCAGGGTCTTTTGGTTTCTCAGGTGTCAAACTATTGTCAAAAATTCTCATTCTATTATTAGGATACAAAGCGAATTGTCCACTGTCAAGCTCTATTAGATTATGACTTTTATGTTCTGATGGTTGTTCGCTTGTGGAGTAATCCACTGCATCTACGTCTTGATGATAATTGTCAAGTGTACAGATGTATGTTCCTGTTTGATTGCCATAATCTCTGGTCATGATCTCGTAGTGCATAGAACCAATGAATTGTTTCTGTACTGCTACAACTCCATAATCCATACAGTTCCAGAACTGTAAGTTGTGTAACTCCATGTCTGGTTCTGGTAACTCAGGTGATGATACGAAAGCACTGATAGGTAACTTGTCATACATCGCCGCATAGTCTGGTAGATATGTTTCAAAGTAAAAGGCACGGCCTGGGATAGACTTTGCTGATACCCAATACCCTTCTACAAATTCTCCGTGTCCACTCTTATGATCTGTAAGATATTCCTTTCGCACCCACACATGGTAGGAGGGTAAATTACAAATTAATGCTGGCATCTTTCATACTGAGGTGGTGTATAATGATCATTCCAATGGCGTATATTGCCTGCAATGATGAAGCAGTTAGTAATGACTAACTGTAAGAATATAAATGTTCGGATTCTAGCAATGGTGTCTGCTTCCCTATCGGACTTACCAGACTTTTCTCCAAGTGCTTTTGCCCAAATTCTCCATAGATTTTTCACTACACTATTATAACAGATTATTTAATATGTTGCAACTGTTGTACTACGCTTTCTGTTTGTATTGGTGGAACATCATTCAACCCATTGGCATCAAACCAAGGAGCATTCTCCCAATCAAATCCTTCTCCGAATGTATTATCTGCTTCTGCAACATACCAATGACATGATGCGTCTGGAATATCTACTGCACATACTGCCCAATCATCTGTCCATTGTGGAACTTGTACCCAGATGACAGGTTCTTTATCCATCGCATATGCTGTAGAGTGAACACCAATTAAAATTACAAACACCATCAACCATCCAAATATTCTTGGAATATATCTCACCGATATTGGGTGTCTGTAGGTTTCCATTACGTCGTGGTAGTTCATGCGTTTAGTGTATGAGCATTAATATAAGAGAAAGAAACCATTGCTGGAATTACCCAACTAAATGGTAAGAACATTCTTATTTTTTCTTTGTGTTTATTCATGAGAGCAATCCTAGTGATCCTGCTGTGACTCCGACACAAAGAAAGAAACCAAATTCCACCAAGTCTCTAGTACCTGGTGGAATGTTTGCTATTATTGTTTGTAGAATAATCATGCGAATGCGATATTACCTACACCTGATACGATGTAAAGTGCTACTACTGATGTGAATAAAATGTGATACATTATGCTCCTTGGTATACTGGTGTCATTACTCCACCACCCTCATCGTCATCATCATCGTCACCACTGATGGCACGAAGAAATAATTCAATGAATACTATGGCTCCTACTGGATAGAAACACCATAGTATTGCTTGAAAGGGTGATACAGCATTGTCTGCTACTAATTCGGTCATTAAACAAAACCTGGTATTAGTTGACCTGTTGTTAGGTATGCTCCGATACCTGCGATGATGCCGATCATGGCAAGTCTGCCATTAAGTGTCTCAGCAATCCTCTTTTGTGGTTCGATTGGTTTTGGTGTTGTCATTAAAAAATACCTGGAATAATATTTCCTGTTGTTGCGTATGCACCTATTGCTGCTACGAAACCAAGCATTGCTGCCCAACCATTAAATCTTTCTGCTTCTGGAGTCATTAGTTTGTACCTTTTTTGAATTGTGAATTGTGAATTGAATTTCATTTGTCAAAATAAACCTGGCGCTATCCATCCGAATAGACCGTAGTTGATTGTGCCGATTACTAGACCAAGCATCGCAAGACGACCATTGACTAGTTCTGCGTACTTCCAATAAGGATGTTTTGTGTCCATTAGAAGACGCCTGGAATGATTTGACCTGTGGTTGCATATGCACCTATGAGTGCAACGAAACCAATCATAGCCCAACGACCATTGACTTTCTCAGCATTCTGAGGATAACCATCGTATGAAACTGATTCATCGATATATGGGCGAGTTTCAGTTGGGAAAGCATTTTGTCTTCCACCTGATTCTGTTGTTACAGTCATTTAAGTTTCATTAAGATATGTTACATTATTATATATACAATGTAAACTTTTGTCAAGTATTTTGTCCATATTCACACATACTATTAAGAAAATCTTAAGGATTATATAACTTTTACTTATTCTACTATCTCAATAGTGTTACAGTTCTGTGTATGATGATACCGAACGTGAAGTCCTTCAATAAAAATAAAAATCAATATGAGAACTAATATTACTTTGTTAATCATCATAATAATAATCTAGATTATAATTCACAATACATCTAGTTCCTTTAGTGGGTTGTGCTGCTGTGTGATATTGGCCACCTTCAAAAATAACTACTCTTCCTTGTTTAGGACTAACTCTCTGTTTCTCAGTGTATGAGGGTGATTCTGTTCTTTCGTTGTAAATAATGGTATCTCCATCACTATCAATAACATAATACAAGACCACAATATGTTCAAATCCCTCATCAAGATCTATATGAGGAGTATCAACCACTGAGGTATCAACATTTGCGAGTGGAAACTGTAAAAAAGATCTGCCCTGTAATACCTCTGTCTGAGGCATTTTTAAATGTTGACAAGCCTTACTAAGCAATGGTACAAACAAATGATGATAAACACTAGTGATTTCACCCATATCACTATCATCATCAAAACTCACATATTGATGACCCAACGCTGGTCTATGTTGACTATCAAAATCACCAGCACCTGTAACATCTTCAGAGTAAAGCCAAGGAAAATCATTATCAAGTCCCAAAAGTTCTTTCTTAATTTTTTCCTGATACTCAAGACTTATAAAGTCATCGATGACTATAATTTTACCTTCATCAATCATAACGTATGCACCACAGGTTTCTCATTAATTAGTATATCATATAACTCAATATCTTCTGCAGCTGATACAGGATTAAACTCATTCTCTGCTCGAAACAAATCATCACGAACTGCCTGATTGATTACAATAGAACCATTCTCTCCAGATACAGAACGATGATATGTGTTTGTAGGTATGACCAATGCACCACTCTGTCGATTTAGATGCACGATATGATAAGGATATTTCCAGTCTCTGTTCACTAACTCAAAAGTTCTCTCTCCAGACACAACACGGTTGTGGTCTACTTGATGATAGTGTATATAAAATTGTTTCGCACCAACTTTATCGTCAGGTGGTGATATGGCAGGCCCTGTATGAACTACAAGGTCAGATGCATTTGAATCCTCTACGGATATGTCATAAAAAATAACATCAGGTGTTTCTCTGAACACCCGATGTTTAACAAAATTAACGTCACTCATAACATAATTTTAGTTTGATTTAGAAAGTAAACTTTACTCCTGCTTTTGCAGCCCAGTCAACTAAACTCTCGTTAGTTACTCCAGAGATTTCTCCGTAGAACTTATCGTATGATGCACCAGCATATCCGATTAGTTCAATATCACCGAACTCGTCAGTTGACTCT